CTAACCCTTAACTCAATTACGCTTGAAGACCTTATGGTAAGATAAAATCCATTTGCGCTGCTACCTGAATCAAGGCCGATTATGTCTGCGTTCCTATTGTTGAACTGAATATCCACCTCCGCATAAAGCGTCCCCTCGGTCTGCCCGATGCATCCGCTGACTGCGCCTGATAGGGTTACCACGTCTGCGTTGCGGGTTCCTGTTGCAATGGTCGTTGCGATTGGCGATGTAGCAACAGGGCCAACCTCGCCTTGTGTAAAGTCCACCTCAATCACGTCGCCACTTACCGCCATCCGAATACCAACGGAGCCATTTAAAACAGTTTGGGCAGTACAAAAAACTTGCGTGTAAAGACTTGAAATTGTAACCGTGTCCCAGTTGGTTCCACCATTGGTTGTTAACTGGATGGCTCCTGTTCCCGACACCCTGCGAATGTAGGCCGAGAAAACACGGCTCTGCGATACATTAACTAATGCTTGGAGGACCGTTCCACTTGCAGCCGTTGCGGTTAGCGTTGTGGCTCCTGAAGCCGTGCCGTCTGCCCCTACTGCATTTTTTGCAGCCGTTATGCTTGTTTTTACCCAAACGACGTTGCTTAAATCCCTGCTATGCAAAGCCAAGTTCGTCGCAGCAGGCTCCACCAACAACGCAGGGCAGCCAGCCGTTCCACCGCTGGTGTAGTAATCCAAGCGAGGCACACCGCTTGCAACGCTCTCAATCAAGCCAGCCGAATTGAATCGGGTCGCAGTAGTCGCACGGGTAACGTTGAAGTCCCCCGATGAACCGAGAACAACCCCAGCCGAAGTCGTAGCGATTTGGGTGTAGAGTTTTCCCGTCTTGAATCGGGCAGGGACGATGAGTAAAGATGGGCTTGCAGGCATCTGCTATGCGTTTAAAAGATTATACATTCGAACTTCGAGGCAGTTGATGAAGCGAACCTCCGCAGCGTTAGCCGAGTCGGTGTTTGCCCGTTGCATAAACGGCAGCCAAGAGTCGGAATAAAAAACGAAGAAAGCGTATGATTGGAAGGAGTTGATGAATCGGGTTTGGAGGCATCCATTGACCGCAGCCTCGGCAGGCAAAGCCCCGTCAGCGTCTGCACGTTGGTTGAAGGCAAGCCAAAACGGATTGCCACCGCCAAGCAGTTGGTTTGTTGGATAGCCGTAGCCGTAACCTATCAGCATTACAGGAATGTGAAACCGATGACCGAACCGACGCTTGGAGTAACCGCAGTAATCTTACCGCCATTGCGTCCGCTGATAACGATGCCAGCGGAAAGGGATTTGCCACTAAAGTTGTAAGCGGATAGCAGGTTTTCGCTTCCAGTTCCAGTAAGGGTTGTGAAAGTCGCAGCGGTGTTGACTATCAAGAAGTCGTAGTTCTTCCCGGTAACGGCTCCGTCAACGAACTCCATCGTACCGCCCTGTCCGAGCATTTGTTGCAATATGGGTGTAGGCATTTTTTAGCGTTTAATTGTAAATGTCTTTTATGTGGGAATTTCACAAACCGAATGGCCGAACGGAATCTCAAAGGTCATCGTAGCCTGCCACCCTGCCGTGCGGTCGTCCCGGCTCTCCACGAACCTCGTAAGCGATACGCTGGATGAGAGGGTCCAGTCCTCGCTTGGGTCGTTTGTGAGCGACGATATGAAGTCCTGTGCTACCTGTAACTGGTCGCTTAGGACCTCGTCCTCGTTATCCTGCCAACCCAGCGTAGGGCTGCCCGAAACCACTCCGCCCATCGGCTTAATGGACCCAACACGGTCAGAAAAGTAAACCCCAACCACCAAGTCCAAAGTGCCAGCGTCAGTACTTGCAGACTGAACGTCCGCAAAAACGAGCGGATAGACGATACGCTCACGGCTTGGGGTTCGAAGATTTATTGTGTTGTCCGTGCCGATTGCAAGCGGGTCGCCCGTCCCGAACGAGTTGACCTGTGGATGAGCATTTGCAAGGTCCAGCAGGGCTTGCTTGATTTTTATCCATGACATAAGTCTGCAGTTTCAGTATGTTTTTTTTATGTGCGCCCATCGTTAGCAGTCATTACAAGCCCCGAATTGTCCGTAAGGGTAGGGGTAGTCAAGGTTGCTGATTCCCATCCTCCTGTTGCGGTCCAAGACCATCCCGGTTCGGTAGTTGGTGGCGTTCGGGTAGATGGTATCCAACGCAGACGGAGGCGAGTTCCACAAGGGGTATGAATTGCGGTTCTCCATCAAGTACCGGGTAATGCGTTCGGAGTACCACTCGGCATCGTTCTTGACCTTATCGGTCAGCCGGGTAATCTCCTCCATGCTCATTTGGGAGGATTCTTCGCTCGTTCTACGGACCATCCCCTTGTTCATGTACTTGAATGCAAGAACCATGGGCAACTCGTAGTAGAGCCATTGAATCATTGCAGGCTGAATGTAGTCCTCCAGCAGCGTTTGGTTGAGGGCAGAGGTTGAACCGCTAACGACCTGCGTAACCAATTCCCCGTACAACGGAGAGCCAACGATGGGCTGAATCCGCATCTCCTGCACCTTGACAACCGTAGGACGGATTTGGGTGTAGGATACATTCTCGTTGATTATCGAGTTGTCGAGCAGCGTTTCTTCGCTTATGAATAGTGCCTTCATGCCTTTGAAATTTTGTTGCCTTTGCGGATTACAAGTTGCTGCTCCCATACGTGCCTGCATTGGGGGCGATTCACTCCGCTGGGTGTGTGATACCAACCGCCTCTGCGATTCCATACGGAATATCCCATGATTGCAGAAATCCCGTCAATGTCCTCACGAGTGTAAACCTTGCCTTGCCCGGCTAAGTCCAGCATGACCTTGCAGAACTCACGGCTGGAGCCTTTGTCCTTGTTGCTGAATCCCGTGGCCCATGCGTATTTGTAGCGGACTTCCAAGACTGGCTCGGCCACTTCCTTGACATTCTTGGGAAGGTTCTGCTCGGCTATCTTGTCCACGGCCCGGCTGATTGGGTAGCGGTCCTTTGTGATTAGGTAGGCGACTCGCTTGGCGACCTTCGCCTTGCTGACCCCGAACTCCTTTGCCATTTCTTCAACCGATGCGTCCCGGTTCTTTTTGCGATACGCTTCAATCTTCTTATCAAGTTCAACCTCTTCCTCGCCCAGTTCGGCAAAGGCCAAGCGGATGTTTTCGTCTATGTTGGTGTCGAACCGCATCGGCTTGGAGTGCATGACGTGGTAATCGTCGGCATGGCATCCGAACTTGCTTGCAACCACCTCCAAGACCTTGAACTCTTCGTCGCCCCATCCGTAGTCCTCATCGTCCTCTTGGCCCCATTGAGGCTCGCTGAACTCTTGGGCCTGCACTCCGAGCATCGTGTCAATCTCTTGGGCAGACAAACCGAAGCCCGCTGATAGCATGGTCCGAGCCATCTCCAGCGTGATTTTTTCCTGCATATACTGACGCACGATTCTCATCAGGTTTTGATACTCACGGCCCGATAGTTTCTTGATGTTGTCGTTCGATGCCAAGCCTTGCGGTGCAGTAGGTTCAGGGCTGACCTCTACGGCTGCAGTTGCTCCTGCAAGACCCGAACCCTCTGCCTTTGCAGGCAAGGACACCAAGGCCCTGATTTCGTTTGCTGACATGGATTCCAAGACCTTGTTGGCAACCAACGGAGAGAGCGAATTGATAGCCGTGATAACGTCTTGGACGCTTGATTCGGTCTTGATTTCAATCGGTGGCAAGCCTGCTTTCTCACGCAGTTCTGCTGGGGTCATGGCTTGAAGGAGAGCCTGTTCGCTCAACTGCTCCGTGATGGGGTTGGTAGGAATCAACTCCATGCCTTCCACACCGTTAAAAGACCCCAAGTAGTTTATCATCCTTTCGACCTTCTGCACCCGGTCGTTGACGTAGGTGGCTTTGAATAGTTCGTAAGCCTCGACCAATTCGTTGCGTCCACCCAATTGGCCTTCGGTCTTGACCCCGAATAGCATGGGGTTGGTTACACGATGGGCGATGAATATCTCTTGCTGGATTGATTTGTTTAATACCTCGAACTGCTTATCCATGTCGGACGGAGTGAGCGGTTCAAGCGTCGGGGCCTTGGCAGCATCGTCGTTGAAGGTTACAACGAAGCGACCAGCGTTATCCGTACCGCTGAACTTGCGTTTGATTTGACGCTCGATGTCCCCCTGTTCTTCGGGGGTCGGGATTCCGTTGTTAAAGTTTATCAGATATCCCCCCCAAAAGTTGTTGCGAAGGTTGTTGTTGTGGAAGTTGGCGACCTGTACGTCTGCCTCAATCCAAGCGTTCCCCCCGATGTATTCGGGGAGCGGGTAGTGTTTCACGCCTGCAGCATACACACGATAGTAGAACAACTGCTTGCCGAGGCGATTCTCCGGGTCGAATGCAGGAATCTTCTCGATGTCGCCCACCTTTGGGAACAACTGCATCATGTCGTCGTTGTACCAGTCAGCGACTTGGAACATCTTCTCCTCCTTGTCCACCCGGATTTTCTCGAACGGGACGTGCTCCATCTTGGCGATGGTCCCAAGTTTGGACCAAGTAACCGCAACCGCAAAGCCGTTGAATAGTTCCAAGTCAAGGACCAGTTTCTCGGTAATGTCGTTGAGGTCCTCCGTGCTGGACATTCCGTCGAAGAACTTGATGAACCGGGCTTGTTGTTCTACGGTCAAGTCATCCCCTGCCTGCCATCCTCCGCCCATGATGTAGTTCACCTTGCCGTTAACGATAGCATTGTGCTTGCTGCTCCTGCGATAGTTGTCAAGCAGGTAGTAGGGGTATTCGTTGGCAAAGCCGTAGGTGATGTATTTGCCGGAGCGGTTCTCCAGCATGACTGGGACCTTATGTTCTATCCCCAACCATTGGGTGAAGTGTTGAGTAGATTTATTACTCATAGCGTATGAACTGTGAATGAAAGGGCTGAAATCGTGATACTTGCACCGCTTGAAATTGCGTTGATGTAGATGGTGAACTCATCGTTGACCGCACCCGTAACGTAGGCCTCCGTATAAAAGGCATGGCCGTTGTTGTGGCTCGTCGTGATGTCAGTCATTGACTGGTCTATGGGATTTCCGTTCTTGGCGATGTAAGCCTTGATTTGGTTGTTGTTGTTGCCCTGTGCCAAGACCATGGACGCAGCGATGCGAAGGGTCGCACCTGTTGTGCCTGTATAGGTCAGCGAGTTGTTAGTCCGTGAGAAATTGTAGGTTGACAAAACGCCTGATTTCATCGCACTTGTCAACTTGACTCTTTGCCCCTGCGTTGGGGTGAAGGCCGTGTCGGTATCGAGATAAAGGTTCGCAAAGCCTCGCTCCCTGTCAAGCGTTGCGGTGTCAGCAAGGTCGTCGAACAAGCCACCAACACGGGATGCGGTGTTCGCCCCGGCAGCGGTTTCGTTGGTGATGGTTAATGCACTCCCTTGGAGTTGGCTTCGTGTTTGTACGCTCATGCGAAGGATTGGTCAAAGGTTGAATCGAATACCCTCACGCTGGATGCGAGGAAGGTGTTGTAAGTAATCGTGTTTGCGTAGGTGTTGAAGCCTATCGTTGCGGTTTGTAGAAAAGCCAAGCCTGTTTCAACGACCGCCAAAGCAGCGGTAACCGTGCTATTGGTATCGTAAACTTCATATTTATACGAGCCTGTTTCAAGCGACCCCACGGCAATCGAAAATTGGTCATAGCGGTTGGTGTAGGAAGAAAGGT